CTTATGGGCACTCTCTTCACACCATGCATATCTCGGCATCGGCTTTTAAGGTATCCACTAACCGTTCAACCTTAGGTGGTTGGCCGGCAAATGAAATACCTTATTTTAAAAATCCTTTGTCGTTTGAGCATGCTGCGAATGCGATTGCTTTACTTAAGCAACTCTTTTAAAGATTGGAGCTTCAAATGGCAGCCATAGCTGTCCTAACCTTGAATGATGGTGCAGCCGCTCCGGTTGCTCATACATTCAATCCCGCGCCTGATATCATGACGAATCTTGCGCGTTGGGTTGACCGAAGCGGCGGTATCGCTCTTGGTTACCCGGCGATTACCATGTCCATGCGTAACCCCACAAAGGTTTCTCGTGCGTACAAGGTGACGCTCAAAGTCGTTACTCCTGTTCTTGAGGTTACTTCGCCGACGACGACCACGGGTATTCAGCCCGGGCCGACGCTGTCGTATAACCTCATCTGCAACTGTGAGTTCGTCCTTCCCGAACGGTCTTCCCTGCAACAGCGGAAAGACCTGCTGGCTTTCGTGAAGAACTACTTGGCTAATAGCGTTGTAACTTCCGCTATCCAAGATTTTGAGCCGGTTTATTAACCGGTTCTTTCTAGTCGTCTAATCAACGACTGAACTCACTATGGAGTAACTATGCGTAAGATAACTTCGCACAGCAAGAGGGTTCAATCCTTCTTGGACTTTCGCGCGCCTGATTCGTTAACAAACCAGGCTGTCTTCACCTTCCTATCCTCTCTTGATAGTCCTCGCTCGTTAACTGTCTGGCTCCTCTTTTCTAGTGATAGTAAGGAGGATCATGATCAGTTAACAGAACTCGAGTGTCTCCCAGTTAATTACTTGGATTCTTTCAAGTTTCGCGATGACTACACTGCTACTAAGCTGCTTTCAAAGGCTGCTTTTCTTAACACATCTTTCGATAAGAAAGATGTTGCTATGAAGAAATTCTTCGAATTTGAAGAACTCTGTAGTCAGACCAACTCTCGATTTGAATATCCTCGTTTAGATGACTTATATAGTTCATCTAACGACAGGCTATTAACTATAGCTCGTTGTAAAATACGCGAGGTTCTTGGCTCGATTGATGGTGATTGGATATGTGATGAAGCGAATTGGGGGCCAGGCATAACTACCAAGTTAAAGGGTAGTCGTGTTTCGGCCATCAATAAGTTCCACTTAGAAAATGGAATAACGCGCGACTTACACGCCCTTGTATGCCCAATTTTCTTTAAGGCATACCCTCTTTGGGGAAAGCACCTAACGCACCTTTATGGAAGCGAGAAGTGTTTTTCTTTTGAGGTTGGGAACCGTGTGGTCACTGTACCTAAGTCTTCTAAGACTGACCGCGTCATAGCCGTTGAGCCAGGAATTAACCTCTGGTTTCAAAAGGGTATTGGCTCGGTCATTCGTAAGAAGCTCCTTCGGGTTGGGATCGATCTAAATGATCAGTCGAGAAATCAGCGAGCTGCTCATGCATCATCGAAAGATGGGCGTGCTGCAACTGTTGACTTCTCTTCCGCTAGCGATTCTATAAGCGTTGCCGTTGTCCGGGATCTTCTTCCAGACTATTGGTTTCGTTTACTTGATTCGTGCCGATCTCAGTACGGTATTCTAGAGACTGGACCTCATCGGTGGAATAAATTTTCATCGATGGGGAATGGTTTTACCTTTGAGTTGGAGAGTCTTATCTTCTTTGCTGCTGCTTATGCAGTTTGTAAAGAGTTAAAACTTTCTACCTCATCCATTAGTGTCTTTGGTGACGATGTCATCATTGACTCTCGTGCTCTAGACCTTTTCTCTGACTTCTGTAGGTATCTTGGTTTTATCGTTAACCCCAAAAAGAGTTTCTCTTCAGGGTATTTTCGTGAATCCTGTGGTGCCTACTTTTGGTCAGGTATTGACTGCAAGCCGGTCTATCTTCGTGATAGACTCAAGTCTGTTTTCTCAGTCTATAGGCTAGCTAACGCTGTACGTCTGCTCAGTCGCCGCCGTGTTGTACTTGGCTGCGATCGAGTTTTCTTACCGTGCTGGCGCCTATTGTATAGATCAATTCCTAAGTTATTACAGCTTAGGGTTGACTTATCGCTCGGTGATGTTGGCTTTATCTGTAATTTTGATGAAGCTGTTCCTCGCCGAGCGAAGAGAGGTTTCGCTGGTTATCGCGTTACCACTCTTACTGAAGTCGGTTTAACCGACTCTCTTGATAGTCTAGCGGTTCTTCTTGCTAGATTACGGTCGCCGTCAATTAGCGAAAGTAATAATACGTATACGCTAAGAGGCCGTACCAAGTGGCGTCTCACGACGTCCCTTGTAATGCAGTGGTGTAACTTAGGCCCGTGGTATTAATTACCCGGTTTTCTGGTCCTCCTTAGATAAGTGGATCGGTGGTGGGGGGGTGTTCTCTCCCGATAAAAATTTGGATAAGCGCGTTGCTT